TTCGTCAAACGCAATAATACCTTCTTCCCGGCCTTCTCTAATTAAATCGCTAATAGGTTGCCACCCGTACACTTCCATTGTACTAGCAAACACAAAGTTTTTAAGATTAGGTAAATCCTTTGCGATCTCAATTAAATTAACAGTACCAGTATAATTGATATCACTGAACGTAATTTGCTCGTAAAAACTTTGTTCCACCTCAGTGCGAGCTGCAAGATGTACAATAATATCGGGGTTAGATTGGCGTAGCTGAAAGCCAACTTTGTCGTGTTCTCTTAAATCATGTTGCAAAAATTCAAGCTCGTGATTACCTTGTAAACGCTGCACCATGTGTTGACCGATAAATCCATCGTGTCCTGTTATAAAAATCTTCATCTTAATTCCCCATCATATTTCACCGTTACCTGCATAGAATAAAAAGGCTCGTCGCCCATATTACCAGCTACATGCCAATCATCCTTATCAAACTTAACCCAATCGCCTGCTCGCCATTTTACGTAAGGTTGATGGTGTACCTCATAGTAGTGACCCATTTTCCAATCTTCTAACATAATTAGATATCGAGCAGTTTTGCCTTTACCATATTTTTCTTGGACTATATAATGCCCATCAACATGATTAGGTACAGTATTGCCAGGATCAAGTCTAACAATGCTTACCACAAAACTTAGATTTTCTTTAAGACTATTTAGAAGATTCCTAGCTATATCCCATACCCATTGCGGGCAATCGTTGTCAAACATCTGCCATATACTACTGTTGTGTTTGTTATAATACTGGACTAGATTGGCATATTGGCAGTAACACTGTTGTAAATCAACAAAGTTTAACTGACCTAAGTCTACAGAACTTACGTCAATATCTAAGTGTCCATACTTAATCACAGTAACTCTCTAAAGTGCCTTTGCGTCTCAAATCAAGAGTAGTACAATGAATTCCACCGCTAAGTGTCATGCCATGACGGAAGCGTACCGGTACACTGTCAATACCATGCTTGTCTAGTTCGCGCATTAACGGTTCTTGTGCGCTATCACAAATAATTGTGTTTTCGTCTACACTAAGAATATTCATGCCGATATACGGACTACACGGTGCAATATAACCTTGATCAGCAAGTTTACTACCCTGTACAACACAATCGTCAAACCAAATCTTATCCCACTTCTTAAAGATTTCAGGGCAGTTGTCTGGTGTCACTCGACTGCTGTTTAGTAGTACTAGGCCAGGTCGTAGAGGAATAATTGTACTATCAAAATGTGCAAAGCTATAAAGTTCGCTGTAGTGTAGCTTGTAACCCATAGGCTCTAAGAAACGTTTGAGCCATTTATAGCCTTTCATGTTGCCACTGTTGCTAACTTGATATAGCAAGTCGCGGCCGACACGCACAATGTTCGGTGCATCAAAACAAATTTCGTGGTCTAGTAATGTTGCTTTGTTTAGGTCGTCAAGCTGATACATGTTATCATGTAACTTAGGCTTAGGCGCTTGTAACCACAATGCACCATCTTCAAATGCCTCGTATAGAATATCTTCATACAACCTAGTTTCAAAATATCTTGCGCGAACTGGGGTCGGCGTTTCGATAAGCATGTCTGCTAGTGGAAGAATTAAATCACGTGGGCACCAGCTATACCATCCTTTGGTATTCCAGCCTTGGCCGATGTCGTAATTAACATTATCCCAATCAATGATTTTGGGTCGATGTACTTTTACACCCATCTTAGAAAGTGTATCTGCTAGCCCATCTGCATCTTCGTTGGCTTCATCAATTACCCACTGCGGATAGGCGCCCTCTAGAGGTAAGACTTTTTCTCTAGGTTGATTAGCATAGCTAAAGCTGTGTGCGCTTATGTCTGTGGCAATGCGACTATGATGTGCATGGCCTACAATAATTTCCTCTAATGGATCCCAATCGTTGTGTGAATTAACTATCATATGTCCGTGTCTCCGAGATACTCACTAATACAAACCCTATTGTTATTAGGAACACCTCTGTTAAATTGTGTGTATTCTTCGCCGCCTAAACCAAAAATTACTGTATCTGTATAAACTAAATTACGTTCTTCGCATACCTGTGCGTACTTGTCCTGATAAGTTTCCCAGTTCCAATCAGGACTAAAACTTTTCATAAAGTGAACACCTAAACTCATACTGTGTCTGTTTTGCATGTTTACTTCGTTTAGCATACTTATGCCATCATCTGCATAAGTTGTAGTGAACCTGATGCCGACTCTATGATTTTCCAGTGCATAAAAAGGCTTACTTAAGCTGCACGTTACTTCCTTTATTGCGCTGGAGCCTAGGTCTAGTTCTATATTTTTTGCTATCCCCCAATATGCTAAATCTACACAGACTGGGAAATTGTGTATTTCGCATAGATTAAGTAAATCATAAAATTCAGGATGAGCACATCCGTAATCACTAAATGGTGCGCTAATGATTAGCGCATGAAGTCCTCTACCTTCGATGCTGTTTATCAGATGATCGTAATCATTTACATACTTAAAACGAACATGCTTACCTAAACAAGCGTGATATTGAAAGTCACCTTTTAAACAAAAGATTTCCTTGTCTACAGCATGTTTAAGTATAAAGTTATCAAATGTTTGGCTTGTTCCTTGCGTATAATCAGCATAATCAAAACGATCTAAGTTTTTAATTACTTTTGTATCAGAATAATTAAGCCAATTTCTCCAAACTTCTGCATATTCGTCGAGAGAAACATCACGATATACATGATTGTCGTAATGTTGCTTTATTGCTAGATTTTTGATTGGGCGTGCGCCACGGACTGCTTTAGTCATAGCAATATTTATCAGCATTAAATATCCAGTTAATTTATTTCAGAACGGTTCAGATAAATAGTATTATGCCAAGACTATCACTGTGGAATCCAATAAAAACTAACGACTACAAATTTATTGATAAAGTTGTGGGTGAGCACCTTCATGCTGGTGGTACCGGAGTGCATGTTCATAGATATCTAGGGGTACACGAAACTCCAGATACTGGCGATGCTACTCGTCCTAGCAGTGCTGCAAACAACAATGAAGTATTTATTCAGGATTTGCTGTTTCTAGAAAACAGAGATCGCAAATACGATAAAACAATCTATGAGCTGCGGGGTCAGTACAACATACAGGACAATGACGGGTTTGACTTAACTCAGTTCGGTGCGTTCTTAGCAAATGACACAGTATTTTTAACCTTCCACATCGAAAGTATGGTTGAAGCAATAGGGCGCAAACTTATGCCCGGAGATGTCCTAGAACTACCACATTTACGAGATGATTTGCTATTAGGCAGTGAAGATGCTGTTAATAGATTTTATGTAGTACAAGAAGGTGCTAGGCCCGCAGAAGGATACGATCCTCGCTGGTGGGCGCACTTATGGCGTGTAAAATGTGGACCAATTAGTGATAGTCAAGAATATCGAGATATTTTGGGTACTGGCGAAGAAGAAGGCGACTTACGTAATCTTATCAGCAAGTATCAAAACGAAATTACAATCAATGATGCTATTTTAGCTCAAGCGGAGCGCGATGTTCCGTACGATCCGCAATACAGAAACAACACACACTTATACTTTGACCCCGAAGTTCCAGACAAACCTGTAATTGGGTTTGACTTTGGTGCCAGCGACGGTCAGCCTCCGAATGGTCTAAACATTGTTGGTAGTGGAACAAGTTTCCCGCCCACTGGAGTAAGTGACGGTGATTATTTCTTAAGAACTGATTTTACTCCTAATAGGCTATTCCAAAAATCAAGTAATAGATGGATACGTGTAAGTGACGATGCTCGTAGTGCATGGGCTGCTGCGAACAGATTACTTACATCATTTATTAATAATGACAATTTTACAATTAATACAGGCGGTGAGATTACATCTGAAAAGACTAATCTCAGCAAAGTAGTTAAGCCAAAAACGGATAATTAAAAAGGAGTAACCAATGGCTACAAAATTAACAGAGCATTTCACATTAGAAGAAATGACAGCATCACCAACAGCTAAAAAGCTAGGCATACCGAATACACCAACAGCAGAACACATCGAAAATATGCGTTATTGCTGCGAAAAGATTCTTGAGCCTGTACGCAACCACTTTGGCAAAGCAGTAACAATTAATTCAAGCTATCGTGCGCCTAAGGTTAACGAGGCTGTGGGTGGTTCAAAGACCAGTCAACACGTTAACGGTCAAGCTATTGATTTTGAAATCAATGGTATTTCAAACAAGATTGTTGCTGATTGGATTGCTGATAACCTAGAATTTGACCAAGTAATTTTGGAATTCTATGTTGAAGGCGACAAGAACTCGGGTTGGGTACATGCTTCTATCAAGAAAGAAGGCGGCAACCGCAAGCAAAAATTACTTGCTAAGAAGGATGGTAAGTCAACTAAGTACGTACCAACAAACGATTTTGACCCAACTAACGCTTGGAAGAATCTCTAAGGAGCATACATGTCAGTTAAAATTTTACAAGAAAAGGTCGGTGCTAAAGCAGATGGTGCCTGGGGTCCGGGTACACTAAAAGCTGCACAAGCATTTTACAAACTAAGTGACGCAAGAGCAGCACACTTCTTTGCACAATGCGCTCACGAGTCAGGTGGATTTGTGACATTCAACGAAAATCTAAACTACGGTGCTAAAGGTCTACGTGGTATCTTTGGTAAGTATTTTCCAACAGATGCACTAGCAGCACAGTATGAGCGTAAGCCAGAGAAGATTGCTAACAAAGTTTATGGTGGCAGAATGGGCAACGGCCCAGAAGCATCGGGCGACGGATACAAGTATCGCGGTCGTGGTGCTATCCAGTTAACTGGTAAGAGCAACTACGAAGCATTTGCTAAGTATCAGGGTGATCCTGAGATTGTTTCAAACCCAGATGTTGTTTCTACAAAGTATGCGTTTGAAAGTGCTATGTACTTCTTTGAATCAAACAAGCTATGGGCTATTTGTGACAAGGGTGTAAACGATGCAGCTATCTTAGAGCTTACAAAGCGTATCAACGGCGGTACACACGGTCTTGACGATCGTAAGGAAAAGACCAAAAAGTACGCTGGCTGGTTAGCATAAGGAAAACATAATGGCAGGTAAAAACTTAGACTTTTGGTATGATGAACAGATAAAACGTTATCTGATACAAATTATCAGAGTGTTTTCAAACTTTCAAGTAAGAGAATACACTAAGAACGGTGTAAGTTATAACCGTGTGCCTGCTCGTTATGGTGATTCAAGCAGACTTGTGGCGCATTTGTTACGCAATAACAGCGAAAATATTGTTAACAATGCGCCACAAATTGCTGTGAGTATACAAAGCATACAGCCTGCTAGAGATAGAACTGCTGAACCGTTTCTAGTGGATACACAGCAAGTTGCTGAACGCGAGTTTGATACGGTCAACAATTCGTATACCAGTGAACAAGGTAACTTATACACTACACAGCGTTACATGCCCGTTCCTTATAATATGACTATTCAGGTAGATGTTTGGACTACTAATACCGATACTAAGCTACAACTTCTAGAACAAATTTTTGTTATCTTTAATCCCAGTATACAGCTACAGTCAAATAGCAATCCATTAGATTGGACAAGTGTATTTGAAATAGAGCTCACTGACATTACATGGAGTAGCCGAGGTATTCCAGCTGGTGTCGACGAAACCTTAGACATAGCAACAATGACATTTAGTGTACCTATTTGGATTAGTCCTCCTGCTAAAGTTAAACGTCAAACAATTATTCAACAAATTGTTGCTGATATACATAAAGTAGATAGCGTTTCAGGTCTCGGTTATGATCAAGCATATTCTGACTTTTTTGGAAATATACCGCAACAAGCCGAAGTTGTTGTTACTCCAGGTGACTACAAAGTATTAGTATCAGGTGCAACTGCTACACTAATTGCGCCGAATAATAATACAGCTATTTGGAAAGATATCATCGAAATGAAGGGTGAACTTTCGATGACTAGTTTGTTAAAACTTAACATCAGTAACGACAGCGACAGTGATGAATTTCTTGTTGTGGGCAGCGTTGTTGCTAATCCGCTAAACAACACATCATTGATTTTTAATCTCGATGCTGATACATTACCTTCGAACACTTTAGCTGACTTGACTAAAATTGTTGATCCTACTGCTAGCAGTCCTGGAGATGGGTTAGACGCAGAAGAATTAGGTCAACGATACTTAATAACAGAATCAATTAGTGCTAGCGGATATCCTAGCTGGAATGTAGATGCTAATGAAAACGATATTATTCAATATGACGGGTCTAACTGGACTGTGGTGTTTAATTCTACCGCAATTACATCAACTCAATATGTGACCAACGATTTTACATCAAAACAATTCAAGTGGACAGGAAGTGCATGGATAAGTAGTTATGAGGGAGAATATAATCCCGGTTACTGGAGACTTGTACTGTAATGACAACCGCCGCGGGCGTGGTATTTTTAGCAAAAGACACTGGTCGCTGCTTATTACAATTACGCAACTCAGATAAGAGATTTAAAAATACCTGGGGGTTCTGGGGAGGTATGATCGAAAAGGGTGAAACTGTTTATCAGTGCATTCAGCGAGAGCTTACTGAAGAAATTGGTTTTGTCCCAGAACTTGCAAAACTAAATCCCATAGATGTTTATCAAAGTCGTGATAAGCACTTTTACTATTATAGTTTTGTATATCTAGTCGAAAAAGAATTTAGTCCAGTATTAAACGATGAAAGTGCAGGTTATGCATGGGTTAGTATAGGTGTTTGGCCTCAACCTTTACACAACGGCGCACGATTAACATTAAACAAGAACGGCGGCACCGAAAAACTACACACTATTCTTGCTATTAATCGAGAATAAATAGTAAAATGAGTGATGATGTAGTTGATTTCGTACTGTTAAGAATACAGCACGAATTACAAAAATATTCCAAATCTAAAACTATACCGTTTGATTTATTAGAGGGCGCATATTCTATTGACGATATAAAAGTTTATTATTATGATCAGCTTTCAGAAGACTACAAAAAGATTGCTGATGCACTTATTAACGATTACGAAAAGAAAATAAAAGAAAATTTAGATAGCTTAAAACTTGCGTTGAGGAAAGACTATACTAGCACAATCAATCTGCTTGAAACTGACTCAGCTGATTTTAAATTTCCCTCTGTCTTATCAAAATATCGACGCAACATAAATCCAATTCGAGCATTGTTCTATGAAATAAGAGAATTAGTTAGAAGTTTTAATACTAATAGCGAATATCATCATTGGCTTTATGGGTTAATCACTGACAACGATTATAATAACAAAATAATAGATGCACTAAGCATAGATATTAAGAGGCTAGAAAAAATAGTTAGCAGGTATTATCTACCTATGACAAAATATACAGATAAAATACCTCTAGAACTATTTCATGCTAGACAGTTAATAAAAGACTTTCAACATTATAAAAACACGTTTACTCGTATTAAGTACTGGAACCTTGACGAGTAAATGTGTTATTGTTTAATTATTTTGATGTAGCTCTGTATACACCATCAAAGTCTTTGGGCGGCTTACTGGATGTACGTTCTGCCATCATAGTATAATAGCCTTTTAGCTCTCCGCTCCATATGCCTGTCATTGCTTCACACATGTTTCTTGCTCGAACCCAATCGCCGCTGCGGTAAGCGGCCAGCATCTTGTTGTGTGCTATTTCTGCTTTGTCATCAAACTTTTCTAGCACCGTGTAAATTTTCACAGGTTCTGTTTTACCTTTTACTGCGAGTAGATCGAGCTCAATGACTTGGTATGTTTCTTGCACATATTCAGCCGTTTTTGGTCCGATAATGATTTTGACTCCGTAGGGCTTGGATTGACCTTCAAGGCGAGCAGCAAGATTAACCCCGTCGCCAAGACAGGTATAATCAAAACGCTGATCGCTGCCCATATTACCAACAACCACAGTATCAGTATTAATACCGAGACCCATACCAAAAGCTGGGATGCTTTCTGCCTTAATTTCTTCATTGAATTCCTTTAATGCTGACAACATTTGAAATGCTGTTCTAACTGCGTCTTTGGCGTGCTGCTCATTGTTTACAGGAGCATTCCAAAATGCCATTTGAGCATCTCCAATATACTTATCAAGCGTACCCTTGTTCTCAAGAATTGCCTTAGTCATTGCAGTCATATAACGATTCATGATGCCTGTCAAGCCCTGAACATCTTTACCGTAGTGTTCACTAATAGTCGTGAACCCGCGAACATCAGTAAACATAATCGACAGTTCTTGTTCTGTACCGCCTAGCTGCAATAGCTCTGGTTGACGCTGTAGTTGTGCAACTAGATCTGGACTTAAGTAAGTCCCAAACTGCTTCTTAATCTGTTGCTTCTGTAAGAACTCACTTACAAACTTAACGCCATACACATGGAGAGCAACAAGGATAAGACCTAATGCGGTTGCTGTTGCATCTGTAAGCATGTTGTGGTTAACAAACAACCAATAAGAGCCGCCGATGCTAGTGGCAATACCTGCAACCGTGGTAATCAAACCTACATATGTCCAGCGTGATAGTAAAATTATAATTAAGCCCAGTGCTAATAACGCAGCAATTTCTGCAAAGTCTGCATAGTCTGGACGTTGAATGTTTACGCCGTTAAACATAGTACCAACTACTGCTGCCTGTAATTCATGTGGATGAACTGGGCCTAGTGCAGTAGGAACCGGGTTACTAATACCTGCTGCTGTTGGACTTACAATAACAACAGCACCTCTAAAGTCTTTTGGTAGTTTTGCTAAACTTGAACTTTGTGACTTTTGACTCCAGTCAATCCACACACGACCTAAACTGTCTGTGGTCACTGGTCCAAACTGTGGGATACGCATTTTTTCTACGCCTAGTTCATTTAGCTTGATTTGAAAACTAGGATCTCCTGCAACAACACGAAGTACTTCTAAACTTAATGCAGGATATAATGTTCCGTCTACACTGGCTACTAATGGTACGCGGCGATTAACGCCATCAATCTCAGGTAATGTATTAACTGTACCTGTACCGATTGCTAGTCCTTCATAGTTAGGCAAGTTAGCAATGATACCAGGATATTGAATTACTGTATCTAAATACTCTGGCCCCATGATTGCTGCACCAGCTTCACGTGGATTATTTTTTGAAGTTTCACTTGGCACATTTGGCAGTATAACTGGATACTGTAACATTGCAGCCTCCATAGCCTTGTCACCCTTAAGGCGATCCGGCTCAGCCATTAACACATTGAATACTACTAAGCCTGCACCTCTGGCGTAAAGATCTTTTACTATGCTGGCATATTGATCACGGGGGAATGGCCACTGACCATATTTGTCTAAGGCTGCTTCGTCTATGTTTACAGTATGAATGTTGTTAACTGTAGGTGCTTTGCTGGTAATAAGTGTATCAAAATATCTTAGACGTACACTTTCAACAAAACTAGGATCAACTGCTCTTAGACCAACAATTAAAAATAGTGTGATTAATGCAGTCCATGGACTTAGTAAAATTTTCTTCAACATGTTATTGTCCTTGTGTTACTGTGATTGTGCCACAACCTCCTGCGGTTGCACAACTGTGAGTTATAGAATAGAAGTTTTGTGTAGTGCCACTTTGTGTTAGACTAATACTTGTTGGGTTGCCTGACAAGTTAATTGACGCCATGTGACCTATACTTCCTTCTTGAACAACAGTAACAGATTTGTTACCGCCGGTTAATGCTAGATCTAGATAATGATTACCACTATTCTTCTGCTGGATATTTATCGTATTGTTATTATTTGCCACTGTAGCAAAGATTCCTTTTGCGCCGCTGCCGGTTTGACTTAGTGTTAAACTGTTACTGCTACCGTTAACTGTTAAGTCCATGTAATTAGTTACAGCATTACTTGTTCCGCTTTGTGTAGCGTTCACAGTATTGTTATTGCCGCTGCTATAATACTTGAAATAGTTTTCTCTAGTACCACTTTGCGTTACAGTAATGTTATTACCCGAACCAATCTGTTCAATAATAACTTTAGAATCTTTTACTGTTCTACTTGCAAAGGTATTAACTTTGTTTGTATTAGCGGTATTAGCGTTAAATGAATCTCCGCTACCACCACAGCAATATGTTGGACCTGTTGGAGGAGGAGCAGGTGGGGGAGGGGCAGTACTACCAGGATTTGGTTCAACTGATGCGAACTCTTGTCCGTTAAGTTGAGTAGTGCCTATGATTTCGTCAATGAACAGAATTGGGCTTAGTGCTGTGTCGCCTAAGTTAAAAGATATAAATGCTAGATCGTAAGTACCTGTGACGGTTACTGTAATAACAATCTGCTGCCAACCAGTTGAACCATAACTACCAGTTGAATAGTTACCAGTGCCTGGATTTGTAAAACCTAGTAATGCATATTTTTGTTGGCCGTTAACTGTAACAGGCCCTGCAGATCCAGTAACTACTACCATTGAACCATCGTTGTATGGAGTATAGTCCGTGCTTATATAGTTCCATGCGTAGGTATAAGTTTTGCCAGCTTCTAAAACTACACTACGTCTAGCAAACGAAGCGTTAGTTGGATACATGTTACCGTTTGCGTAAATGGTATTTTTAATTGAAGTTGTTTCACTACTAGTAAAGCCAAGTGTTGTCATCGACGTGTCAAACGACGGAGAGCCGCCGCCTGCTTGAATAGCTAACATGTATGTGCCATATGGTGTAACTGTCCAACACTTACCACCACCAGGACAAAAATTTGACACACCTGTGGTAACTTGTGCGCCTGATCCGTTATCACTCCAGCCGCCGGTCTTTACTGTGGTACTACCATTACTAACAGTCCAGTTAGTATAGTTGCCATTTTCAAAACCCATGTTTTGTGCCGCTGCTGGTACACTTATGAAAAACAATAGTGCTGCTAATATCTTTCTCATTTGCTCTGCCTAATAGTTATTGTATTACCTGAGTTAGGTGCTGCTCCCCATCCTAACTTTCCTTCATCGCCATTATGTACAATAGTTAGACTTAGATTCGAACTTAGTCTTGCTCGTACTTCCGCATAGTGGTCGCTTTCTGTTGTTCTATAGAATGTTACATAAGGATTTGCTTCAATACAAATAATTTTATCTGAGCAAGATTTCGAACCTCCTGCACCTGCAGATATAGATGTTAATCGTTCATTATTTTTATCTGCTGAGTTCCTGTCTGCATTAGCCATTCGTGTTACAAGTTCTTCTTCCTTTTCCTCGAACTCGTTTTCTTTAGACATTTTAGCAAGTTGTTCTTGAATTGCTTCCGGCGGACTAATAATCAAGTCGTTGGTAACTTCACTGTCAAAACTAATTCTAGGATCAATACTGGTTAACTTTAGTGTAACTGGGGGATTTGGTAGCGAGTTAAAGCCGTCTACATATGTTGCACTAAATGCGGTGTTTAGCTCCACTGAACCAGCAGCGTTCTCTACTGTAATTTTACCGGTCTGACAATTTAGTAAACGTTGCTCGTCTGTTTTAACTGTTTCGTTTTCATCGCGGCAGCTAGGTACCAAAATAACTAAACTTCTGCCCATTTCATCTACCGTCATATGGAAGTCTGTACCGCGGACTGCAATTGCAGCACTAGGAGTTCTGATATTAATTCGTTGGGGATTTACTTTAGCAATTTGCCCGCTAGCGTATCGAACTGTGCCCATTGACACTTTCATTGCTAATCTGCCGGCATCGCTCTTTTTAGGATCATACACAAAATCGTCAATCACTAGTCGACTGTTTTCTGTAATTTTTACTTTAGTGTTGTCTTTAAAATTGATGTTTAACGTAGTACCCTTACGAGTATTAACTACATCTTTGGATGCAATACCGGTGTTAAGTTTCCCGGCAATAACTTGTTTGCCTCGTTGAATAGAGGAGTCAGGGCCGGCTTGAGTTGAGATTTTACCAATCTGAGCCCAAGCCGGCGCTGCACAAAATACACACAATACTATTACTAGTTTGCGTAACATCTATTAGTTACTCGTAGTTACGTTGATGACGTTACTGCCGCCGTTAACCTTGATGTTTACTGTTGTGTCAATTGTTCCACCTTGTGTAGTAGTAATTTGGTTTAATGAACCTGAAATTAATACTGTAAGGTCGTGTCCGGTAACACCTGCTGAACCAGTTTGTGTGTGACGTAGAACGTTACTGTCACCACTGATATCAACATCAAGTTTACCGTTGCTGCTAGTTAATGTGTACTCAAGGTCGTTTAGATTACCAACAATTTTTGTTTTGCTGTTAATAGCACTACCTGCGATTGTTTCAACTAACTTGTTATTGTTGCCTGTAATAGTTTGATCGATGGTAACACCTGTACATGCTCCGGCACTAGTGCCACATGTTACAGTAATATCATTACCATTACCTGTTACAGCACTAGTATATGTGTTTGAATTACCTGTTACCTTATAATTTGCTTTATTGTTATCACCAGTTTGGGTCATTGTTACTGTATTACTGTCGCCAGTAATAGTAGCATAATCACTTGAACTTACGCCGATGTTGTTGCCACTACCCGATTGTGTTAAGGTAACTGTATTGCTACTACCAACTTGATCTATAAAGATTTTGTTAGTTGTGTTAGTTACCTGAGCAAAAGCACTGGTAGAGCCTAAAGCCATTACAAGACCTAATAGTATGCCTTTAAATGTCTTAGTCATTGACTCTCTCCTGTTTTAGTTGTTACACTGGAATCATCTGTTGATTCCACAGTGTTGTTCTTCTTTTTACCTCTAAGTGTGTTTTTTAGCTTATTAAGAATTTGTGCCTCTTCTTTAGCTTTCTGTTTAGCTTCCTGGTCTAATCTAATTTCTTCTACAGATTTCGGATCATAGTCCCAGTAACCTTTTTTCTGTCCTTCGCGAATCATTTCAACTACTGCGGCTTCAATAGCCATGTTAGTTGCACGATTTCCACTTTCGTTTACGCCCATACCAATTTCAGCTTCAATGGATTTAGTGCCTGCTTCTACAAATCGTAGTACACCCATCTTATCCATATAGCTGTAAACTGTTTTAGTTGTAGTAATGCTTACAAGTACTTCACCTGTTGTAACACTAACTACACGCAAACTTACTGTAATCATATCTGCTTGATATTGTGTTTGTGGACCGATACCAAATATACGCATACCACTACCACCAGTAACAACATTACTGTCGTAGCCTACAATGCCGCCTTCAACTAGCACACCTGCGAACAGCATGGGAGGCATTGGCTTTGCGTTCTCGCCTTCGTAAATTTCTCGCATCTGGCGGATCATTTGACGTTCTTTCATTAGGTTGTCTAAGCCTACACGCTCAACAACTTTAAACCAGCTACCATTACCTACATCTTGAAGAGCCTTAATTAAGTACGACTCTGCGCCTTGTGTTACTGCACTGCTTAGATGAGCAATCATTGGGCTTGCTTTGCGCTGTCCTGTTCTATCTAAGAAACTATACACCGCAACAACCACTGGCCCGTTTGCTGGTTTTGGCAATACAAATTCTGGCTTGTTTATTGTTGTCTGTTCTACTTTTGCATCCTGGAACTGAGTTTTAGTTAAAACTCGATCCATTTGGGAATAGCTTGCACAACCGCTTAACGCAAGACTTGCACTTGCTAATAATGCTATTGATAGTTTTTTCATATTAGCCACCACCTGCTGCTCCTACCATTGTTGCAACTGGTACTTTAATAACTGTTACAGTACCGTCAGCATCAGTGATAGTTAGCGTAATAAAATTACCGTCTTTTTTGTAAGACACTGTACCGCCAGTAGGGAAGTCTAGTACACCCTCACTGATTCCAGATTCACCAAATAGGTTATCTGTGATTTGTTTTGCAAGTTCTTGATACATTCTACTTTCAAGTGCTTGCTTAAAACGATAAATCGGATCTTGCATTAATTTTAATTCAGCTTTTGCATCAGCTTGCGCTTTTTCGTCTTTGATTTTTTGTTTAGCTGCTTGTTCCTGATTGTATATACTAATCACATGCTGAGTATAACCAATGCCACTAAATGATGGGCTGTTAAATTGGTGAGTTAATTCACTAGCCGCAACAGGTGTAGCAGAAACGAACAACATACTAACAATAAAAAGTTTTATTTTATTTGTCATGTTCTGTCTCCTCATTTTTAATTTTTCTTCTTTTCACCTGTGTAGTGTTTACTTTTTCTTTAAGAGTTTCTAACTCTCGTTCTTTGCCTGCTTGTTCAATAATCTTTTGTACAGATCTATATTCTAATACAACATTAACTTTTTGTTGTAAGCGGATCATATCTTGATCTAACATTCGAGTTTTATCAATTACTCGTATAAGAGCAATGTGCATATCATGCAACGCCGGGTCAATATGTTCGCCGATAAATGTCCATATAAAATAGATAAAGTAGCCTAAGCCAACCATAGCTACTATTGGGAAACCGTACTGATTGATTAGATCTGCTACGCCGTCCATTATTTGCTCTCTTCGGTTACTCTAACTAACGTTAGTCTGTTGTCTTCATCAACATGAGCTACAAACTTATCACCAGATTTTATATCCAACAATGAAGGATTTAATTCTTTATCAAATCGGATGTTACCGAATACTTTTTCAAATACATAATCTACAAATAACATTAATCTCTCCTTGCGTCTACTTTACCATCTTCTACAAAGTTTGTGGCTCTGGAGATGCGTTCAATATCAGGACGCAATTCTAATGCGCTACTAACTAATAAATCAATCTTCATCATTTCATTACTCATAGTAGTCGCGCGATTTTCCAAAGACTTACAAAACATGGTTAGAGTTTTAACCTGTTCTACTACGCCTTCAAGTAACTGTCTGATTACAAGGAAAATGAAAAACCCCATCGCAAGAGATCCTGCAATAGGCGCACCAACTTCTGCTATAAGCTTAAAAATTTCTTCCACATCGAGTCCTTTAACTTAGATAAGCTATTAGAGTGTATGATGTATATGTGGGTGAGTAGTAGTATAATTTGTGTAATAGTATTTATCACAAAAAAGAAAAGGCGCACTAAGTACGCCTTTTCCATTGCTTTAAAATATAGTGTTAATTACATTAAGTTAATTAATGCTTCAACTACACTTTCGCCGTTGTCGCTCGAACTAATTGCTTTACCAATAATTGTACCAGCCTTAGCGTTGTTATTAGCCATTGCGTGACCTTTAACACTGCTAGCAACTAGTAAATCACCCTTAGCAACTGGACCAACTACCTTAACTGGCACACGACCAGTTAGTGCAATGTATGGGTGAGTATCGTTATTACCAGCAGCACTGTTCATCATGTATGCTGGATCTGTTGAAACAACACCTGCTACAGCGTGATCGTTTTCATGATCACATGCAGTAATTTCCTTCTCACCACCAAAGCACACTACTGTACCTGGTTCTAAGATTGCGTCAGCTTCATAACGTTCTGCCAAGTCAGCGTAACGTGCGCTTGATGCTGTACCTTGGAAGATAGCTGCATACAAGTCACCGCTGGCATCACGAGCAGCAACTTTACTTGCTGTTGCAGTTGTTGTGGCATCTACTGCAAGAGTTAGTGTTGCTCCTTCGCTGCCTGCTGCGCCGCCTGTGATGTATGCACCATTTGCAACGCTAGCAACATAGTTACCTGTGGTATCTGTACCTAGTGCAACACTGTTTGCAGCAATAGTTGTTGCAAATGACAAGTTATCGGAACCGTCAAAGTTTCCGCTTACGCCAGTTACATCACCTGTTAATGTGATTGTTCGCGCTGTTGCCCATTTTGTAGCTGTACCAGCGTTACCGGTTGTGTTTTGGTTACCTGCGGTATTAACACCCGGAAGGTCAATAGCAGCCGAACCGTTAAAGGATACACCACCAATTGTTCTAGCTGTTGCTAGTGTAGTTGCTGTACCAGCATTACCTGTTACGTTACCTGTTACGTTTCCAAAGAAGTTACCAGTTGCTGTAACATTATTAAATGATACGCTGCTAGTTGTACCAACTTCTTGGCCAATACTGATTTGACCTGAGCTTATTGCAACACCTGTGCCAGCAGTAAAGTGGGCTCTTACTTCTGTTGCACTTGGGCCTGTGTAAGTAATTACACCAGTTGAACTATTATATGAAAGTGATCCGTCACCACCTGCATCAGTTACACTGATTGCTGCTTTAGCTAGTGCATCAGTATACTGAGTAATCGTAGTTGCAATTACACCACTTGTATATGTAATACCTGTACCACCACTTAGGCGTGCATCAATACGAGTGTTTGCTTCTGCTTGGCTCGGGCCTGTGTAAGTAATTACACCGGTTGAATTGTCATAACTTAAACTGCCGTCACCACCAGCATCAGTTACACTAATGTTGCCACGTGCTCGTGCTGCGGTAAAGTACAAGTTTGTACCTTCTGCTAAAGCAGTTGTTGACTGAGTACTAATCCAAGTATTAGCAGTTGAACTAAAATCAGCAGTTGCTAACTTATTTGAAATACTAGTTGTAATTGTTGTGCTAAAGTTTGCATCATCACCAAGTGCTGCTGCTAGCTCATTTAAAGTATCAAGTGCTGCTGGCGCAGAATCAATAACTGCTGCAACTGCATTAGTTGCTGCGGTGTTTGCATAATCTTTAGTAGCAATCGTACTGTCGACTGCAATAACGCCGCTGGTATATGTAATACCTGTGCCACCGCTTAAGCGGGCATCAATACGAGTGTTTGCTTCTGCTTGGCTTGGACCTGTATATGTAAACACACCTGTTGAGCTACTGTAGCTGAAACTGCCATCGCCGCCTGCATCAGTTGCACTAAACAATGCTCTTGTATCAGCGTTTGATGATGCTGAACCAGCGACTGCTACGTTTGCACCACCAAATGTTAGTACACCACTAGTTATGCCTAGTGCTACACCATCAATAACTAACGAGTTTGGTCCCACGTAAACATCGTTCCATACTCTTGTAGGGCTACCTAAGCTGTATGTATTATTTGCACTTGGTTCTAAGTTACCTGTCCAACCTGTGCCTCCAGCAGTTACATCAAAGTATGCAGCATTTATAGCAACGTTATCAGCGTTAACTGTGATGCCTGCACCTGCGCCAATATTAATAGTCGCATTACCACTTGTTGCGCCGCCTGTTAAACCATCACCAGCAACGACTGCGGTAATGTCAGCGCCGCCCAGTGCTGCTACCTCAGAGGATTTAGCTAGTGGATAACCGCCTGCTGTTGTACCATCGTGAACTACTACTGTATTTTTTTCTGTATCGATAGTAATTTCGCCAGCTAGACCAGTGAAACTGGCGTGTTGGGCGGTATTACCACGACGTCTCTGAATTGCTGTTGCCATTCTAATTCCCCTAGAGTTATACTCGTTTGTTATGCATATTTATCAATTATTTTACAATCATTAATTCTAGCTCATCGCTCAAGTCTTTTACCTTGATCCAATTACTATTAACTGTTTGACCTTTATAAACTGGTGCAGAACCTAATATGCAAACTACTGCCCAGCTATTTCGTTTTTCTCTACCTGTATACTCTTGTGAACTATCCCAAGTATGATCTAAAGCTCGTTTATATAAATCATTACCTTTGTAATCTGTTTGTATTTCTACAGCATTATCCGGTAATGCAAAATCTTTTGACAAACTATGTTTGTAAAAACTTTTTAATTTTGTTGTTTCAATTTCTAACCACTCAACAACATTGTATTTTATAGTTTTAGTTCTATATTTTTTGTGCCAATGGTTCCATGCAGTGTTGCCTACTACTGCGGCGTCCGGTACTACTACACCTACAATCTTATCACCGTCGGATGCTACTCGCAATTTACCATTACCATCTAGTGTCACAGTAAAGCCATTTCTATCTTCGTTACGGTTGTTACCATCAGT